GAGGCGCAGCGTTTGCAGCATGAACAGCTGATGAAAGAGCAGGAGGCTTTGAACGAGAAGGTATCTACCTACTCGCAGCGAGCTGTCCAGCTTGGCATTTCTAACGAGGAGTTACAGGCAGCAGGTAATGCTGTCGCATCGTTCGGAATCGCAGATGATGTAGTCAACTATATTTTGGATGACGATCTGGGACCGGCGATAACGAAGTACCTCAGTCAGAACGTGACCGAGCTAGACACCATCCGAGCAATGAGCCCGGCGCAAGCTGCTGTACGGATAGCTACTCATGTACGAGAAAAGGCTGCTGCATTAAAACCTAAAGTAAATGCCGCTCCTGATCCGGTTAATCAGCCAGCAAAAGCTGGTGTTGCGCCTAAAGCGCGAGGACCGAAGGGGGCAATGTTTGAATGAATGAGGTGATCCGAAAATGGCTAATAATCTTAACAGCAACGTCACCCGGAAGGTGGCTCGTGTCTTTTTAGAGGCATTCGAGTCCAGCCGGGTTGTTACTAAAACCGTTGACACTCAACTCCTGAGTGGCAAATTCAACCCTTCAAGTGGTAGCACTGTAGACTTCAAGCGTCCGCACGACTACAACTCCATCCGTACTTCTGGCGGTGATATTTCATCGTCCACTAAGTCAGACATCATTGCTGGTAAAGCAACTGGTACTGTTCAGAACTACTTCACCGTAGCTACCGAGTGGGGCAACGTGGAAGAAGCTCTTGAGCTTGATCAGTTGGAGCAGATCCTTGCTCCTATGGCTCGACGCATCGTGACTGACCTGGAGATCGATCTTGCCAGCTATATGCTCAAGAACTCTTCTCTGAAGTATGGTTCTCACGGCACTGCCGTTGACGCATGGGGTGATGTCGCAGGTGCTGGTGCTTTGATGGACTCTATTGGTGTGCCTGCTGCTGCAGAGCGCTACTACCTGATGAATCCTTTCACCACTAGCGCACTTGCTAACGTACAGAATGGCCTGAATGCTTCAGATCAGCTGGTCCGTACCGCTTGGGAGAATGCACAAATCTCTCAGAACTTCGGTGGTATGCGAGCTCTGACTTCTAACGCTCTGGCTAGCTTTACTTCTGGCACTGGCGCTGACCGTGAGGGTACTCTGAATGGGGCTCCTGATGCGACTTACGTCACAGCGAAAGACACTATGACTCAGACTCTGGCTGTTACTGGATTCACTTCTGGTATGGTTGTGAAGGCTGGCGATATGGTAACTATCGCTAATGTAAACCGTCTGAACCTAGACACTCGCACAGCTATGATCGATGCCTCTGGAGCCAACGTGGCTTGGACAGGTGTTGTGACTGCTGATGTCACTCTTACTGGCGGTGCGGGTAACATTGTCGTTGCTGGGCCTGCGATCTATGAGGCTGGTGGTCAGTACAACACTGTAGACGCTGCACCAATTAGCGGTGCTGCGGTTACTATCCTGAGTGCTTCAGCTACTCTGTACCAGCCAAACCTGTTCTTCACTAAGCAGGCTTTCGGTATGGGTACTGTCAAGCTGCCTAAACTGTACTCAACTGACACTATTGCGACTACCGAAGACGGTATGAGCATCCGTGTTTCTAAGTACGCAGATGGTGACGCTAACACCCAGAAGATTCGTTTTGACTTGTTGCCTGCATACGCAACATTCAATCCGTTTATGGCTGGACAAGGCTTTGGTGTCTAACTCTCCTTTGAGTTTATAGGGGACTTCGGTCCCCTACTTTTTTATGGCAAAACCAAGAAAAGGCAAAGCTAAGGTCAAGGTAACCGCCAGCGGCAAGAAGGTCTCCTATGGGCAGGCTGGCAAAGCCAAAGGAGGTGGTCCTAGAGTTAAGCCGGGTACAAGTAAGGGTGATTCCTATTGTGCCCGGTCTCTTGGCATCAAGAAAAGATTGCCAAAGGAAAAGCAGAACGATCCCAATACTCCCAACAATCTGAGTCGCAAGCGCTGGAAATGTAAAGGCGCTAAGTCGATGAAGGGAGCTAAGTTTGAGTAACTATACGAAACCCAAACTCAGAGAGCGCATCAAGAACAGAATTATGGCTAGTGACAAGGGCGGCAAGCCCGGTCAGTGGTCAGCCAGGAAGAGCCAACTGCTTGCTAAGGAATACGAAAAGGCGGGCGGCGGCTACACTGGCAAGAAGAGCAAGGCTCAGAAGGATCTGTCCAAGTGGACCAAAGAGGATTGGGGAACCAAGTCCGGCAAGAACTCCACTCAGGGCAAAGACGCTACCGGGGAGCGATACCTTCCCAAGAAGGCGAGAGACAAGCTGAGCAAGAAGGAGTATGAGGCCACTTCACGCAAGAAGCGGGCTGATATGAAGAAGGGCAAGCAGCATTCCGCGCAGCCGAAGAAGGTTGCCAAGAAGACATCTAGGGCTAAATTCGAGTGAGGTGATCATGCCAAACGTAGGCGGTAAGAAGTTTCCATACACGAAAGAGGGTATGAAGCAGGCTGAGAAGGCCCGCAAGAAGAAGCGCAAGCGATCTCCTAGAAAAGACATGAGCGGGAATACCTACGAGTAATGGCTACAGTCGCGCAGGTTGCTAAGGCAGCCTTACAACGGATATTGGTACAGGCTAGTGAGTCTCCACTGCAGCCTGATGAGTATAGTGACTTCATCTTTGCTATGAACAACTATATGAGCGAGCTAGACGCCCAGGGCATCCAGTTGGGATACACAGAGGTCTCTGACCTGGGTGATACCGTAACGATCCCCACAGGGGCTCTCAGGGGCTTGATCGCTAACATGGCGATAGAGGTGGCTCCAGATTACAACGGGGTGATCTCGCAGGGGCTGGTGAAGGCTGCGCGTGATGGCTTCAATACCATGAGGCTGCTCGGTCAGAGCATGGGCGAGACCAAGATGCCCGCAACCCTGCCGATTGGCTCAGGCAACGAAGATACGCTCTTCGGCTTCCCCGGACATTTTTATCCAGAGTCAGAAGAGGATATCCTTGCGGAGTCCACTGGCTCGATTGGTTTGGAGCTAAACACAAATGGATAGATCACAGGGCAGGAAGAAGTCCGATTTTGTAGCGAAGACTTCGGTAGAGGCTGGCGCTTACGTTGATTACTTTGTCAACGGCACGAACTACAAGATCGCATATAGTGACTTCCTTGCAGGATTGGGTGTCACCGGGACGATTGTGCAGGCTGGCGCTCCCACTGGCATAGCGGTTCTGGATATTGATGGGACCGTAAACAAAATCAGAAACATCGAGAGCGGCGCGGGCATACTGGCTAACATATCTGCCCAGAATGGTGTAGAGATCAAGCACAACTTCTCTGCCGACTCCACTGGCGCTCCACTGTTACTTAACGTAACGGACGCAACTCCTGATATAGCGAGTATTGTTGGAGGAAACGGAATAAGCGTAACATCAACAAGCAACTACGTTACGATTGACGCTGAAGCGCAACCATACGCTCAGGTTAGTGTTCAAGGAAACACTGGAGAAACAACAATATCAACTGCTGGTACTCCCGTTAAGGCTTCTGCAACCTATGTTGTTGGCATACAGTCTGGATTCACAGGAGATACAACAGGAAAGATTGTCTACAACGGTACTTCTGCGAGAGTTGCTGCTGTTCACGTTAGTGCTACGTTTAGTCCTGTTACTTCAAACAATCAAGAAGTATTCATACAGGTTGCTAAAAACGGAACAGTTGAAGCTGGCAGCAAAATAACCAGAAAGGTTGATTCGGCTGAGTCTGCCAATGCTTCTACGTTTTTCAATGTTTCCTTGTCTCAAAATGATTACATTGAGCTTTATATTGGTAACGACACGAGCACAGATAATGTTGTTTTGATTGATGCAATTGTGGGTATTGTGAACTAATGCCGAAGGTTATTTTGCCAATAGCTAACGGATATTATGAGAGCGATTCTCTGCCGATATCGGCGCAGGAATGCACTAACTTCTATCCGAATATAGCTCAGGCTCCTGCGTTAAATCAGGAGACTCTGTTTGGCACTCCCGGTCTTACACAAGTAGCTAGCGCAAGTGACATCAGTAACTGCCGTGGCGCACATGAAATGAACGGTGTGCCTTACTTTGTTATTGATGGAAAGCTATACAGTATGTCAGCCAGCTATGTTCTAACAGATCACGGTCAAATAGACGGATCTGGCAGAGTATCAATGGCTGACAATGGTACGCAGATGCTGGTTTTAGTGCCGGGAGGTAACGGCTACATTTACAACCACGTTACAGATTCCTTCTCCCAGATTACGGATGCTGACTTCACAGCTAACGGTAACCCGCAGCAGGTAGTCTATATAGATGGTTATTTTTGTCTTACTACAGATTCTAAGAAGTTTATCGTTAGTGCACTGAACGATGGTCTCTCATACAACGCGCTAGACTTCGGTACTGCTGAGTCAGACCCGGATGAGATTGTTGCTCCGGTTGTATTTAAGAACCAGCTATTTATCGGCGGTTCGCAGACGATAGAAGCATTTCAAAACATTGGCGGTGCTGACTTTCCGTTTCAGCGGACAGGGTTGTTCTTGAGCAAGGGCATATCGAGCCCGTTTAGCATTCAGTCAATACAGGATACGTTTGTGTTTGTTGGCGCTGGTGCTAACGAGTCACCGGCCATCTGGGCTCTGAATGGTAACAGCGTAGCAAAGATATCTACGACTGCTATAGACAAGGAGCTCAGCGAGCTGACTGAAACGCAGGTAGCAGACATATTTAGCTGGGCATACGCAGAGAAAGGCGCGTACTTTGTTGGCTTTGCGTTGCCTGGTACTACGCTGGTATATGACACGATTAGCAAGCGATGGCACGAAAGGAAGTCATTTGTAGATGGTTCTCTTGGTGCTTATCGCGTAACTGCGTTGGTTAGGGCGTACAATCAGTTGTGGGCTGGTGATCTGGTAGATGGGCGCATAGGTCTTTTAGATCAAGACACTTACACCGAGTACGGCACAGAGATACGCAGGACAATAGTTACTCAGCCTTTCCAGAACAATATGGAGTCTTTCGTGCTGCCAGAGCTAGAGCTTACCGTGGAAAGCGGCGTGGGTAATTCTGATGCGATGGACCCAAAAGTAGGCTTAGAACGCTCAACAGATGGTAAAATATGGTCTGATGCCAGATACCGCAGTATTGGCAAGACCGGAGAGTACAACCGCCGGGTGATATGGAATCGCAATGGCAGGGCATCGAGGTTTGAGCTTTTCAGGTTTAGCATGAGCGAGCCCGTCAAGCCGGTGTTCATTCAGATGACCGCAGATATAGTGGTGACGCAATGAGCTACAAGCTGAACGCGGCTCAGCCGATTGTTGATGCTAACGGGACGATGGAGCAGCCCTTCAGGCAGTTTACGCAGGAAGCAGCCCTGTCTATACCGATAACGGGTGCAGGAAGCCCGGAGGGTGTAGTTGAAGCGGTACAGTTTAGTTTATATCTCGACACCACTGGGAGCGCGGGATCAATTCAATATAGAAAGATGCAGCCCGAGATCGGCGGTGACCGTACCCGTGGCTGGATAGCGGTTTAGGAGAACAGATATGGATCCGATAACTATTGGGCTAGCTTTAGCGGGTGCAACAGCTGGAGCCTATGGCGCTAGGCAGTCCAGAAAAGCTGCAGAAGGTCAAACAGAAACTTCAGAACGTATGCGCCGCGAGGCTATGCAGGCCATTCAGAACTTCGGTCAAAAGGCGTTAGAGCCATTAGCTCCAGCATATCAAAGGTCTCAGGATATTCGGCAAGAAAGCGCAAACAGGGCGCTAGCTTTGGCTGGTTCAATGTTCAGACCACAGCTAGAGCAATTCCGGGAAGGTAACTATATGGCTCAGCAGAGAATCGCTGAAGCTCAGCCATTTATGCAGTCTGCAATACTCGGAACTGGTTCATTGGGATATATGCCGCAGGCCCAGAATGTCGGCGGTCAGTTAGATTATTCAGTGCTAGCGCCTTTGGGAGTGGTCAACACAGCAGATCAAGCTCCTCCAGTGCAGATGCAGTTTACTCCTGTTCCGGGCGGTCAGGGACAAGCCACACAACAAGCCACACAACAAGCAGCCGCGCCAGTTGATCAAATGCAACAAGCAATGCTGACATTCCAAACAGATGGGCAGATACCGTGATGATTAGAGGTAAGCGAGAAGATACAGAAGGCGTAAGAGAGGCCGAGTTTATTGTTCTCGATTTCATAAAGTCTACGCCAAATGCCACGGTCCCAGAGATCGCTAGGCTTATTGATGATGTCGGCGCTGATCTTAATTACATTGCAAATGTGATGGGTGTTGATCCGGCAGTTGCGAGGCAGGCTTATGATCAGGTTATAACTGATGCGCCTCCTATCGAGCAGGTTATTGAGAAGCAGGTTCAATCTGAACCAATAACTCCTCCTACGCGCCCGTTGGATAAGGTAATAGATACATCACGCCCAGCATTCAAGCAGGAAGATATAAACAGGGCGGTAGGTGAGCTTTCCAGTGGTGCTAAGACTCCAGAGCAGGTTGCTCAAGAATACGGCGTTAGCGTTGATTACGTTAATAACAATCTTGGCAGAATACAAAATCAGGTGTTTGATGATTTGCTGTCTGGAGCAACAACCGCTCAACAGGTAGCTGACCAGTATGGTTTAGGGCTTGATTTTGTGAACAGCGCGTTTGACAGAATGAGGCAAGAAAGAGGGCTGATTCCTGAGACTCCAACATATGATCCTCCGCCTCCTCCGGTTGTTTCGCCTCCTGTGACTACGGTTCCAGATGCGGTTGATCCAAACCTTCTGAGAAACGCGCAGACAGGCGGTATGGCTGGCGCGCAGCTACCTGTAGGTCTTGCAGCAGCAGAACAGGCTGCGTTAGGCGGCGCAGGAAGGGCTACAGGGCTTTTAGGTACTACCGCAGGCGCAGCAGGCAGAGAACTTACTGCTGGCACACTGGGCGGCATAGGAGCCCTGAGAGGCGGTATAGGCCAAGCCAGACAAGACATAATGCAGGGTACTCAAACTGGCATAGGCGCTCTCCAGCAGGCTCTGGGAGGCGCTAGAGCGGACATTGAGTCAGGATTTGCCGGAGGCCGCGCAGATATACAGCAGGCTCTTGCTCAGTCCAGAGGCGATATTCAATCTGGGTTTGGAAGAGCTGAGGCAATGTTTGATCCATACGCTCAGGCTGGCGGTCAGGCGCTACAGCAGCAACTGGCGCTTTCGGGTGCGTTAGGCCCAGAGGCATTCCAGCAGGCGTATCAGGAGAGCCCACAGATGCAATTCCTGCGAGAGCAGGGTGAACGTGCAGCTCTTCGCACAGCAGCCGCGAGAGGCGGTCTGGGAGGCGGTAGAGTCATGCAAGAGCTGACCCGGTACGGAACCGGATTGGCTTCGCAGGATTTACAGAACCAGATAGCTAACCTTCAGGCGTTGTCAGCTCAAGGGCTCGGCGCCAGAGGCAGTGCGGCTAATATTGCCACAGGCGGCGCTCAGCAGCTTTCGGGATTGGCCGCTGGTGCTGGTCAAAACTTGGCAAATATATCTACTGGTCAAGCTCAGCAGCTTGCAAATTTGGGTGTGCTTGGCGGTACTTCTGGTCTGCAGGCAGCTACTCAGCAGGGTACGCAGTTGGCTAACCTGGCGCAGCAGCTGGGAACCACTGAGGCTGATTTACTCACCGGGTTGGGTGCAGGCCGCTCAAACATTGCGCTGGGCATAGGTACTCGCGCAGCAGACTTGGCGGCTCAGACAGGACTGAACGTAGCAGGCATGAGAACTCGCGCAGGCGAGCAGCTCGCAGGTCAGTTTGGTACGGCAGCGTCTCAGCTTGCTGATCTACAGCAGGCTCAGGGAGCTGGAACGGCTTCTATGATCGGAGCGCAAACTAACTACATGAACCAGTTACAGCAGGCAGCAGCAGCAGGTGATGCGGCAGCACAGACTGAGTTGGCGGTATTACAGGCCAACATTAATCAAGGTATAGCTAGTAACTTGGCAGGCGTACCAGCAGCACAGTTTGTTCCTCCTCCAAACGCAGCAGGAAGCATACTGCAAGGCGCTGCATT